TGCCGTGGTAGGTTCGTTCATAAATGTATCATTCCATCGGGTCGATTATTACTTCATGGCTGGTTCTCTTGCTTGTACGCTGCTTCAATCATCATTTTCAAGTCGTCATCATTCGCGTTCACGTAGCGCAGAATCGAAAGCACCACGTCACGCTGGCCGTTCTTGTAAGCCGTCTCGCCTGCATCCCCGGCCACGAAACAGCTTCGGGTCACGCCACAACTGCGCATCAGGTGGCGCAGGACGGTTTGCGTTGCCCGATTGTCCGCGAACACCTGACGGTAACAACTGCGGAGCGTGACGGCATCACGGAGACGCTGCGAAATTTGGCTCATTCCAGCCCAATCCACTTTTGAACTTCCAGATGTGTTGCAAGTCCGTAATTGCGAATGCGACTACTGATGGGGTGGTCGCCTGGATCAAGAGTGCCATCCTTAATTGCTTGCTCGACTGCGCTGCGACTTTCCAAATTCATATTGGCCAGAGCATTTCTGGCCCTCGCGCTTAGACCGTACCACCATTCACTGCGTTCCTTCTTGAGCAATTCTTCTCGCTTAATGATACGGCGCACTCCTTCAGTAGATAAACCCACCGCCTCCCCGATAGTTTTCAAAGTTTTACCTTGTTCTCGTAATGCGAGAACCAGTCTATCTCGTAACGGGTTCATGCTGGGATTCCACCTGCAATGCGTTTCATTCTCCGTTCGACGCCTTTATTCCAGTCATCTATCGCCATCCCATCGGAGATTCCACATGTTGCATTAGGCCGGTATCCACACGGAATGCACATGACGGTTCTGACAAATAATGGGTCTTTTTCGTCGTTTCGGAGCGCGACTATTTTTAAAGTTTCAGTGCGATTGCAAAATGGGCAGCCTAACAATGGCACAGCTAACGACCGCCCCGTTTCAATGTTCCAGACTGTGCTCATGCCGCAATCCCTCCCGCCTGACCGGCTTGCGCGAGGTTCAGGACTGCTTTGCTCACCGGCTCGGCAGCACCCGCGAGGGCTTGGGCTTGCTCCTGCTGCGCTCTCTGGTCGCGGATTGCCGCAATCGCTTCAGGCGTTCTTCGGATGCGAGACGAGATTCTTTGCTTGATGGCGAGTTCCTGCGCGAAGGCGTCCCAGTCGATAGCGTCAAGGACATCGGGTTGCGCTTGCGCGATGGGGACGAGTTGCTGGCCATAAAGAATCATCGCGCTGACTTCACCCGCAGCCTGCGCACGGGCCGATGCGCTCACGTAAGACACCTTGAGCGTCATCCCTTCGAGGATGGCCGGTGCCGGTGGAATGAAACCCGCCCGCATCAGAAGCTCGAAGGAACGCTGAATCATCGGCACCATCAGTTCAGTTTGCAACCGGCCAAGAAGTGGCGCCATCTTGTTCAGCTTGCGCTCGGTCAACACGTCAATCTCCCGCGCCGTCTGCCGCTCGACCTTCGGGATTTCGTCCATCCAGTCGGTGTAGAAACATTTTCGGATATATTCCCGCTCCTGCTGCATCATCTCGAATGTGACTGGAAAGTTTCCTGTGTGTTCCAAGGATCGAACGATGTCGTCAGTCGCGTACGATGGGTCCACATAATTGATGGACCCCGGACTGGTTTTGTAAGGCATGAGAAACCCGTCGGAGGGCATGACAAGCGGAGGGTCAACGGCCTTCTCAGCGGCACGGATGACAGTCCATTGCTGGCGTTGAAGCATCCGAATCTCAGCGAGGCAGTTGATGGCCGGTCCCCGTCCGTAAGTCTCATCGCTCGTTTTGCTCCAGCGCGGGCAATGGTACGGAAAGCTCACGTAACCGCCTTCCTTGAGGACGATGCCCTTCTCTCTCAGAACCCAGCATGAGGAGAAGGGCATATTCATCCCGTCCTCTCGACCATACTCCCGGTCCTCCCGAGGCTGCACCATGTGGAGGAGGGTGAATTTCTTTTCCTTGGGCTCCCTGTCGATGCCCTCCCACGTCGTTTCAGGAAATCTCTGGAGCACTTGCCGCAATGTGGCGGGCTCCATCCGGCAGAGCTTGTCAACCTGCCCGTTCTTGTTGAGCTCGTAAAAGCAGTAGGCAAGCGCGAACGTCTGGAAAATCAGGTGGCGCTCATCCGTGTCCCACTCCTGCAACACGACGGCGTTTCCGAAGCTGCCCACGTCCAAAAGGGCTTCGTGACCCGAAGCTGTGAACATGGAGCGGTCATCAGAGTACTCGGCAAAGATGGCGTCGGCCACCGTCTCACACCACGCGAGAACGTCGCCGTCGCGGTTCAGTTCAGCCGGGCCTTCGACCTCAATGCCAAAGGAACGCTGCGCCGGGTTAAACAGGTCCGCGTGAAGCTCGCCGGCCAAATCGCAGTTGGCCAGCATGGCGGTTCCGTCGTACATGCGCGTGGAACGGTCATCACCGGGAGATTGTGAGCCTGAGAAGTCCACGGCGTTGGGCCGCACGTACACGCGGATGTCGCGCCACGCTGTCTCGTAGGTGGAACGCTCGGATTGCATCCGGGTGAACTCGGTGATGATTTGTTTTGCCTTGGGGTCTTGGTCCATAGCTACTGGCCGAGGAGGTCTTTTAGAATCGACGATGGCCTGTCACTGCCCGGACTCGCGTAGCCTCCGATGATGCTCGCGCCGAATCCCCTCGCCTTGCGCTGGCGCATCGCGGCGTCGCTCTTGGCAAAGAGGTTCGCGGCGGTGTCAGGGGCGGGCGGCTTGGGCGGGGGCGGAACCTTTGGGGGCTTTGGCCCTTTGTATCGAGCCGTGACGTGGGGAATTTGCTCATGCAGCACAAACACCCCCACTTTTAATCAGATGGTAGCGAACTGAAGAGTGAGTAACTCCAAACATCTTTGCCACTTTTCTATGGCTTGCACCTTCCAAGCAAAGCCCAATTATGCGACGGCGATCCAGGTCGGAAAGCGTTCCTGCGTGGCGCCCCTTTTTGACGCAATCCATTCTGTTTTCGGATCTAGTTCCAATAAATATGTGATTCGGATTTATGCACATCGGCTCGTCGCAAGAGTGACACGCGCACAGTCCATCCCCAATCTCCCCACGATACATCATAAACGACACACGATGGGCGAGTTGAGATTTTCCCCTGTACGAGAATCTGCCGTACCCGCGTCTGTCTTTTGCCCCACACCATTTCCAGCAATCTTCATCAGTTGCGCCGTGATGGAGTTGCACATATTTCCAAAACCGTCTCGTTTGATCTTTCGACATATTGTTTTGATTATGTGTTCTCGCCGATAAAAGCGTGGTTTATGATTTCGTTCCCACCCAAAAAATGGCAGCGGAAACGGCTCGTGGCGTAGGAAAATGCCAAGGGCACCTTTACCCGCCGCGAGATAGATCCACCACGAGTCAGGATTCTTGAATGTCGCAGTAGGGTCGAATATTTCTTCAATCGGCGCATTTCTTTGAACAGCGCGTCCCATTATGAACGCTTCCGGCTCACTGATTACAACACCATGTTCAAAATGAAGAAGCAAGTCCTCATAAAAGCTGCGTGCGCTCTCGTCGTTCTCGTGCGCCTCCTGCGCTTGGCGAAATGGGCTCATTGCCACGGTGGATGATAGTCAATGGCCGTCGTCGGCAAATTGGCCGCAGGCTTCCGGTTGAGCCGCTTGGCCCAGCACATGTACCCAAACGCATCAGCCGGATTGCTCGCCCAGTCGTGGTGGGGCGTGTCGCGGGGAGCGTTGCGAGTCTCGTCCCACTGATAGCGATAGGAGCGCAACCCCTCAATGAGCCTGTCGCATTTCTTCGCATCAATCCAGACCGATGGAAACGTGTTGCGAGTTTGCTCGATGCGGTCGCGCACATGATGCTTTGGAACGATGCGAAACTTGATGCCGCACTTTCGCGCTGATTCCAAAATGGACTGGCCTGCCGCCTGAACCTCGACCTCCAAATCCCACGGCCCCCAGTGGTTTCCGTACATGTATTCCTTTTCGCGCAACACACGGGCAAAATGCGGCATGGCCTCGCGGGTGGCTTCGTAGTAGTCAATCACGCGAAGCTCCATCTGGATTTCCTGATAAAAGATGATCGAGGTCGCGTCACCGAAACCCAAATCCCAGGCGGTGTGAACGTCGGCGGTGGGAATCCACGGCACCCGCGTAATTTTCTTGGCCTCGGTCATCCTGTCCATCTGAGGACCGTAAATCGCGCCCTCAAGAGCGGCCTCCCAATCGCAGAAGTATTCCTGTTTGATTATGGCCTCGGGCGTGCCGCCGTCGCGGGCCTTCTGGATATCGGCTGGCGTGATGACGGGAGAACCATCGGGTCGCTTGGTGTCGTTGACCGTCAGCGTTTCCGAAAACCATTCCTTGTTCTTCTGTGCCGACTTGAACAGTTCGTAAAAG